CATCTTGCTGACTTCACCGCCTGCCGCGGCTACCCCCGACTTGCTGCCGAACATCTCCGTCCACGACTCGGCAGCCTGCGTGATGTACGGGGCAAGTTCGATGGTGAACTTCGTCGCCAGGCCGCCGAGGGCCGCCTTCATTCTCGTCATCGCATCATTCGCCGCTTCTATCTGGGCGGCATCGACTGCCGAGAACGTCTTGCCCAACCGCTCGGCTTCGTCACCCATCGCCTTCAGGCCGCCCTTGCCGGCCGCCAGCGTGTTGAGTAGCCCCATGTTCGCCTTGCTGAAGAGGTTCGCCGCGATCGCGTTACGCCTGGCAGGCGATTCGATCTTCTCCAGCGCGCCCGCAATCTCCCGGAACGCCTGGTCGGGCCGTATGGCTATCAGGTCGGACGCGGCCAGCCCCAGTTCTTTCAGCGCGGGGGCCGCAGCACCCGAACCCCTCGCGGCCTCGCCGAGCCGCTTCGCCATCGTCGCAAGGCCAGCGTCAAGGGAGTCGGTACCTGCACCAGTCAGCTCCGCGGCGTGCCGTAGCTTTTGCAGGTCCTCGGTCGCGACGCCGAGCTGCTGGGATAGTTTGGCCGTCGCGTCGATGGCATCCAGTTGCCGCTTGACCATGACGACCAGGCCGCCGCCGACGGCTACACCGGCGATCGCCGCCCCGAAGCCCATCATGCTCTTGGCCGCGGAACGGATGCCGGTTGCGAACTTCTTAACACGGGTCCCGGCCGAGCGAAGGCCCGTCGAGAACTTCGCCGTGTTGGCGACGAGGTTGATTCGGAGGTTGCCGACTGCTGCTGCCATTACGCCTTCCGTTCTTTTCGCTTCTGCTTCCGTTCCCTACGTGCGTTACGTGCAGCGATGATCGACCCGACTGCCGCCCGCATTTCCTCTTCACTCTGTGCTGGCCTCGCCCCACCACCGCCGCCGAACCCTGGCATTCCCACCCCTATCTGCGGTGCAAACATCCACGGGGCGAGCTGGCAAAATGCCATCCATTCCTGGTAGTCCTTCGCCGTCAGGCAAACTTTTAAGGCATGACGAGTCGGAAACCCCAGCCGCGCGCAGAGCATCAGCTCGACGAAGGCTCTGGGGTCTTCTCGAAGTTTTTTACCGCGTCCTCGTCCTGGCCAATCCCATTGAGCTTCGCCCCGGCCTTCCAAACCGTTTCGAGTGCCGGCATGCTCTTGCCGCCCAACGCTTCCGCATCGTCGTCCGTGAACAGCCGCTTGCCGTTCTCGTTTACAACGGCCAATACGGCGAACCGTGCCCGGACGTTGCGGTTGTCATCGACCGCGGTGAAGTCTTCCAACTCCAGGGCGGTCAGCATCCGCACAAGCAGATTGCCGCCCCACTCGGGTACATCAACCTCGACGGTTGGGAGATCGTCAGCCTGCAAAATGTCCTGCCTGGACAACATTGGTTTAGTCCGTTGGTCTGAAGGTAAGGGAACTGAGAATTTCCGCGTCCACCGAGCCGCTCTTTTCTTTGGCCATCAAGATGGCACTTCCCAGAGTGCTTGTCTCGCCGTTAAACCACTTGACGACACACGATCCCGTCGAGCCGATTGCTACGGTCGAACCGCCGCAGATTTCGATGCTGTATGATGGGTCACTCAGGCCGGGAACATACTGGTGGGTTGCACTCGTCGAACCCGAAATCTGCACTTCAGCCGGGCTGTCGGCGTCCGTTACGCTACGCAGCTCGGTCTGCCGACCGGAGGTGCTGGGAAAGGTAACTGTAGTACCGTTAAAGCCGTTGTCAGCCATGATCTGCCCCTTTCGTTTATAGGAACTCCTACGTCGATACTTGTAGGAGAAAATCGTGGGAAACTCTATGTCCTCTTACGCTCTGCCCGGGCTCCACCTCCTCGGGCAAGTCCTGTTCGCCGTCGTGGTGGCACATTGAAACGCGAGGGCTGCCCGTCGAACTGGACCAGCCGGATAGTGATGTCTTCACCGCCTTGGCTAGTTCCTTTGTTCGCCGGTACGTCTCCGCATAGCAGTCTACTTGCACACGGCAAAACTCCAGGTTGCCCGTCCCGGTCGAATGATTACTTGGCGTCGTACTGATCCGTTGGTACGTGACGTGTGGCCCCGTGCTGCCTTGCGACTCCATCACCGGACGCACGAGCCGTCCGACAATCGACGTGACCCCGGTGCTGCTGAGCAATCGGGTTGCGAGTCGTGCCTCCGGCATCACCGGCCCCCCTTCGCTGCGAGCTTGGCGGCCTCACGTTCGATGCCCGCGGCGACCTTCGTCATGGTAGCCGACTTCACACCGCTGCGTGTCGTGTCAAATGCGGGCCGCATGAACGCCTTGGCGGGTGCCCGCTCTGTGCCGAATTCGACCAGGTGTGCATACTTCACAGGGTCGCGTTGTTTTGCCCCAGCCGCCCCCCGCTTGCCGGCCTTCAACTTGCCGCCGACACGGGATACGGGCCGTCGGAATCCCTTGCGAGGCCCGACCGTCACACCCACGCCACGCTTGTCTTTGCTCGTCCAGACACGCTGCCCGATACTTTTCTTCAGCGTTCCCGTTTCGGTGGGGCACTTCGCTCGTGCCGCCTTGGCCATCACCCGGCCGCCTGCCGCCAGGGCACTACGCAGTACCCGCCTCGCCGGCCGCTCGGGCAGGTCCCGCAGTGCCCGCAGCACCGCCTTGTCGCCGGTCAAGTCGATCGTGGCACTCATAGCTGCTCCTTGCAGAGCACAACCTGCTTCGTGTTTCGCGGGTCCGGCACGATCCCCACTGGATAGAGGTAGCGATCGCCAAAGCGAAACCGCTTGCCCGTCGTCAGGCCCGAGCGGTATCGCATGGTCACTTGGACCGTGGCATCAGGCTGGACCTGTGCCGCCCTCACTGCCTCGTCGCCCGATAACGTCAACACCTCCGCCGGTACAGTTGCGTCGTTTGTCCAGGTCAAGACCGGTTCGTTGTAGGCGTTCCCCGTCGAACTCGCCGTGCTGGCGGTTTGGATCGTCAGTCGGTGGCGTAGGATGCCGGATCTCATAAGTAGTGCCCGTGTGCGTTCACGTTCAGTAGACTATCCACCGACATCTGCACTTCATGCGACGGGGCCCCGACGGCCACCGCCTCACGGTTCTCGTAGTAGTGGCCCAGCGTGAGCAGGATCGCTTCTTTGATCGTGTCCGGCACGGCCTCCCGATCCTCGTATCCTGCCACGTATCGCACCGTCACGGCGTCCAGTTGAGCCCGAACCGTCGGCCACGCCGACCCGTAGGCCGGCTCGATCGTCGCCGGATCATCCGTCGGAAACATCGACACGATCGCCGTACTGGTCGCCGTGCTCACCAGCGTTGTCAGCGTGCCGTCGGCGTCATAGTATTTGATCCACTTGATTGACTGTGCCGGCGGCAAGGGCAGTGTGATTGAATCGGGGAACCCGTCCATCACAAAGTCCCACGTCGCCGGCATGAACTGCCGATGGCCCGGTATTCGCCGCTGACAAAACTCCGTGGCCGCGTTCACCTTGCGGCGAATGTCCGCGTCTTCGGCAGCGTCCGTTACGCGAAGGTGGACCTTGGCCTCGCCCAGCGTTACGGGCGGCCCGGTCGTCGGCGTTACGAGTTTCGTGTGCCGAATCATTCCATGATCCACTGTTTGTAGTAGCCTTGCCCGTCCAATGCTCCACGCAGGTAGTGTGCCTCGCCCGCCGCCTGGTTGGCCGTCATCTCGGCCTGCTCTAGCCGCTGCCGCAGTTCCTTGCTCCGAGCCTTCCACTTGGCCATCATGGCCCCGCCGTCAAAATCGAAGCCGTACAGCTTCGGCGTCTGGAGCATGTCGCACTGGGGTGGTACGTAGGTGTCGATTCCAAGCCCCTTCGCCCAGCCCAAAAAATACTCACATGATGGCCGTTGCTTCTCATATTCGGAATCCTGCGCCATATCGACGCCGTAGACGTGGATCGCCTCGGCCTCCAGGTGGATGGCTAGAGCAATCATCCACGACACGGTGTTGGTGAAGTAGTTGCCGAACCGTTCAACAATCGCGTCTTTTGGAAACAGCTCACCGGCGGGAATGTCGGGGTCCAGCTCCGCGAGAGATAGCGGCTTGTCTCGGACGCTGCACAGCCAATCGTAGTACGGATCGCCGTGCTTTCGTTTGCGTTCCCGAAACCACTCCAGCGGATGTACCTCTACGTGCCGATCCCATCGCGGCACTTCCTGGGAAACGACGAGATTAGACAGCGTCCAAATCTCGAACGAAGGATCACCGTAAGGCGCCAAAGCCCGAGAGCTGGGCGCCTTGCCGATGATCGCTACTTTGAGTGGGGTATCTGCCATGTCCCAAATCCCCGACTACGTGCAG